GTGGCAATACTCTGCCTCTACATGGCATCACTTATTTGGGAAGCTAGACCTAAGGCAGAACTTAACTGCACAACCGCAGAAATCAATCCAGACTATTCGTATGCTGACCGCCAAAAGTGCCGCCTAATTAGGGCGTACAAACTATGAAATTTAATTTAAACCAGTTCTACAAGTTTTGCTCTCAGCTAAAGATCGAAACAAAAGAACAGGGCTTGCGGAAGATGGACAATCTTCTAGGTACGCAAACCTATGTTATGGATGAGATTGCACAAGGACTGGCTGAAGATGTGCATTTCTTTGTTATTCTGAAAGGGCGGCAACTTGGCATCACTACTATCTCACTCGCACTCGACCTCTACTGGCACTTCCTCAACCCTGGTTTGCAAGGAACACTCACCACAGACACAGAAGAAAACAGAGATATGTTCAGAAGTACCCTCTCCATGTATATGGAAGGTCTTCCGAAAGAGTACAAGATTCCACTACTCGCACACAATCGAAACCAGCTTTCGCTCAAGAACAGAAGCCGCCTCTTTTATCAAGTCGCTGGACTCCGAGCTAAAGGCAGTCTTGGTCGCGGTAAAGCTATTACCTACCTACACGGAACAGAAACTTCATCCTGGGGTGACGAAGAAGGTCTAGCCTCCTTGCTGGCCTCCCTTGCGGAGAACAACCCAAACCGTATGTACATCTTTGAATCCACCGCCCGTGGCTTCAATATGTTCCACGATATGTACGTCACTGCCCGTAAAGCCAGAACCCAACGCGCTATCTTCTGCGGCTGGTGGCGCAATCAGTTTTATTCCGTTGATGGCGATTCACAGATTTACAAAGTCTATTGGGATGGCAGACTTACGCCTGAAGAAAAGGAATGGACACGCGATATTAAGAAGCTCTACAACGTAGAGATCAATAGCAGACAGATGGCCTGGTGGCGCTGGAAGCTCTACGAAGGCATCAAAGATGATGCGCTCATGTATCAGGAATTTCCGCCCACTGAAGACTATGCCTTCATTATGACGGGAACCAGCTTCTTCTCTAACGCCCGTTGCACTGACGTTATGAAGATAGCCAAGAAGGTAGAGTGCGATTACTACCGCTACAGCATGGGAGCAAACTTCCAGGACACCGAAGTGCTGAAGTCCACGGAAAGACTAGCAACCCTAAAAGTTTGGGAGGAACCGATTGATACGGCTTATTACGTTATTGGTGCTGATCCTGCTTATGGTTCTTCTGACTGGGCTGATCGCTTCTGCATACAAGTTTATCGTTGCTATGCTGACGGTATGGAGCAAGTGGCAGAGTTTGCTACATCTGAGATGAACACCTATCAGTTTGCGTGGGTGATTGCCCACCTTGCTGGCGCTTACAAGAACTCAACGCTCAACCTTGAGGTCAATGGCCCTGGTCAAGCGGTTATCAATGAGTTGCGTAATCTAAAGCGTCAAGCCTCTGCTATTGGCGGCGCAATGGGGCATGATCTGATGAACGTGCTGGGTAGCATGAGCAACTACATCTGGCGGCGTAACGACACGCTGGGCGGCTTGTCTAACTCTATTGGCTGGCTGACCACTGCTTCCAGTAAAGAACGGATGCTGTCCTACATGAAGGATTACTTTGAGCGCGGCATGATGGACATTTACTCCATTGATCTAGTAGAAGAAATGAAAACCATTGTGCGTGATGGTGGTGCTATTCATGCCTCAGGTCGCAACAAAGATGATCGCGTCATGGCAGCAGCCCTTGCTTGTGCTGCATTTGCGGAACAGTTGCAGCCTAGACTGATGGCGCAGAAGATTACGCGCAGCGTTAGCCGAACTCAAGATGACAGTACGCCAGAACAGATTGCCGTAGGCCGCAATGTTGCTGATTATCTAAAACGCATAGGAATTTATGGAAACCAATAAGTACAACAACATTACCGTTGTCGCTATCTATGGCAACGGCAAAGGCATGGATGCTTTGCCAGCAATCAAGAAGACTTGCGCTGCACTGCCTGGTTCTAAGCCGCTATTGATTACTGACGTTCCGTTGGATGTTGATATTGAACAGCAGTTCTTAAACTCTCCCATGACTTATGAGGGCTATAGCGACTTTGTGATGTACCAGCTTCATGCGTACATAGAAACAGACTACGCGCTGATTGTTCAGCATGATGGCTGGGCATTAAATGCCGAGAACTGGCGGGATGAGTGGCTGCAATACGATTTTATTGGTGGCCTAACCCATGCTGCACTTACTCCAGACTTCCACTTCCACAGAAACTACGAATATGTGGGTAAAGGTGAGTGTCGCATTGTGCAGAACGGTGGATTTAGTCTACGCAGCAAGCGGTTTTTAGAAGCAATGACAAATTATGGGATTACGGTGCAGCGGTTTGACCTACAAATGCTCAACAATGAGGATATTCAGCTTTGTTGTTTCCTAAGACCGTACTTGGAGAAGGTTGGAATGCGCTTTGCCCCAAATGAGGAATCAAAGCTGTTCTCTTTTGAGCATTTATCCCCGATTGTCCACGCTGACGTAGATTTTAAGAAGATATTCGGGCATCACAGTAGATTTAGGCGGCTAACCGGCGAAAACACGATGGATTGGCTGCTAACCCAGGAAGAAGTCGATCAAATTGCTCTTGAAGGTGACGTTTATGGACTATTTGAACATTATGGATATGAAATCCGACGAGTTGAGAGAGTCGGTTGAGGTTATTCCAAGAAAAGAACTCAAAGACATTATCAAAAGGTTCTTGCAAGACAAGAAACGTGGCATTCCAGTAAATCTGTTTGCAGACTTGTGTGGGATTAGTAAGCAACACTTGTATGAAACCTTCCTCCATGACAGCAGAACACTCACTGAAATTGTCCAGCGTCGTGTTTCTAGGGCGTATTGCCTGTGGAGAGATGGCAAAATTCGCGTCATGGTGCATTACGGAAGGAAATATCTGGAGTTTCGCAAGGAACCCAAGCAGTACGCCACCAGAGGATATGGCTTACAGGCCACTTCTGAGGGCATAAAGCTCAAAATTGGCATCAGAAATAGGCTTGATTATAGTGATTATCGGTTAGATGAGACAATAAAGGGGAGGTAATTATGGCGGTATTAAACGATTATAAGTGCGCTGAACATGGCTTTTTTGAGGGTTTTGAGCCTGTTTGCCCTGATGGATGCACCGAAAACGTCCATGTTGTGTTTCTCCAGCCCGTTGGCTTGAAGTCAGATACGACAAAACACAACGACAAGACAATCAATCAGCTTGCACTGGACTTCAATATGACAAATATCAAGTCGGCAAGAGAGGGTGATAACCAGTCCGGCTTCTATACCCGCAACAACAAGCCCGTTCCCAAAGATGTGCCGCAGCCGCCCCGTGAATCACGGCCTGGCGATGCAGTTATGTGGGGAAATGCTGGCGGTAAATTCAATATGGATACCTTGCTAAAAGGAAATGCGTTTAGATCAGTTGCCGGAGAGAGCGTAGGTGTGTCACCATCCAGCTTGGGGAACTTGACAACGCCTAAGACTGCGAGTTATATGCCTGACCATGAGAACCTTCAGGTGAGAAAATAATGAGAATCCCAACTAATCCCCTTCAGCGGGAAACTTTTTATCTCGACCTCATAGAGAAATGCTTGGTATCCCGCGAGGAGCGCAAAGCTGACTACGCTGCCCTGCGTTCTTATTTTCTTTTTGGCGCTGCCCCTGAAGAACCGCCAGCTATCTTCAATAAAATCTATCCGCATATCGACCAACTGAGTAGCTTTCTCTACTCTGCGGAAACAACAAGATTTTCACTGGACTTAGGCGCGTCGGTTTCTCCGCTTGAATTAACAAAAGCGCCTTCAATGGCGCACAAGCTCAATGATGAGTGGCTGAACTCAAACACTGACCAGGTTTTCTCCAACGCTTTGAACTGGTCGCTCTGCTACAACACCACGTTTATTAAGCTGGTTGTCAAAAATGGCATCCATCCGTACTTGGTTGACCCTGGTGCTGTTGGCGTGTTGCGCGAAGATGTGCCGTACACAGATCGCCAAGAAGCGATTGTTCACAGCTACTACATTACGAAGTCAGAACTCTATGCACGTTTGTGGTCGCACCCAAAACGTCAGTCTATTGTTGATCGCGTAACGGCTTCCTTCCACGAACAGACTACAGATATTCCAGAAGGTATTGACCGTATCATCATGTCGCAGACAAACCCAAACTTGATGGGTACAGTCAACTTGGACTTGTCTGGCATGAACCGCTACAAAGCGCGAGTAGCAGAAGACACCGTAGAGATGCACGAACTCTGGGTGTGGAACGACGAAACCCAAGACTATCAGTGCGTAACCATTGCTGATCCTGACGTTGTGATCTATGACCGCCCAGGCGAGTCGATGTTTTTGAAGGGTGAGCAGCCGCTTATCCAGCTTTGTCCAAATCCTCAGTACGATTATTTCTGGGGGCAGTCAGAAGTTCAGCGATTGGTATTCTTGCAAGCCCTGCGTAACAAGCGCATGACTGAAATTCTTGACCTGCTGTCTAAACAAGTTTCACCGCCTACAGCGCTGATGGGCTTTACAGGGATTTTGGATGAAAAGAATTTTGCCCTTAACCGCGCTGGCGGTCTTCTTGCTACTGATATGCCAAGTGCAAAGGTCGAAAAACTTGCACCTAATATTCCCAACGATCTTTTTGAAGTCATCCGAGAAGTCGATGTAATGTTTGCAGAAGCCTCCGGCATTACGCCAGTCTTAGCTGGTCGCGGAGAGTCCGGCGTTCGTAGCCAATCCCATGCTTCTAGCCTGGCTCGACTAGGTTCTTCTCGCGCTAAGAAACGTGCGCTGATTATTGAGGACGCTCTGGAAAAAGTGGCAACGCTTTACATGAAGCTCATCCAGAAGTACGACACAACCAAGCTGCTGGACTCTGAAGGCAATGTGTTTATCCCAGCGCAGTTTACTGGTGACTATGTAGTGAAGGTGGACGCACACTCCAATAGCCCGATTTTCACAGAAGACCTGCGTCAACTGGCATTTAGCCTGTTTAATGCCCAAGCTATTGACCGTGAGTCGTTGCTTGACCTGCTTGAGCCACCCATGAAACAATTACTGAAAGAGAAATTGAAGATCATGGAAGAAAAGCAGCAAGCTATGGCAATGGCGCAGCCGCCAGCGCAAGGCGGTAAACCGCAAGAGCCACCCCCGCAAATTCAGGAGGCAGCATGAACAATCCGAACGTAATGACCCCCAAAGCAGACCAGCCGCGAGTCTCAACGGAAAGTTTGCGCCAGGGTGAGCAGCCAGCAAGTTTGCAATATCGAGTAAGTTCTTTCCGTACTTACACCCCGCGAACTGAAAACCGCAGTTCGTCTACCCGCTTTGTGCGATAAGGAGTTGCAAAATGGATAAGAAAATGAAACGTGGAAGAAAGTGTCGCCGATAGCTTGACAAAAGCTATCAATTTGGTTATTTCTATTGCAAATTTTTATTGAGGTTGATATGGGCGTTCCTTCCGACCAGTTGATGAAGCTGATGGAGAGTCAGCAAAAGAAAAAACCCAAGGTTGAGGTTGAGGTAAAAACCGACGGTGAGGAAGAAGCGGACGATGAAGCGGAAGGCATGAGTGGCGCTGATACGCCGCCTATGTCTTCTCCCATGTCTACCCCTGAACCTGCGATGGGTTCTAAAGAAGGCGCAATGGTCAATATCAGCTTGGCAGTAGATCTGATTAAGCGGTCACTTCCTGGCATTGGCGCGGATTCTGAAGAAGGCCGCAAAGCACTGTCTGCTATTAAAACCCTTATGTCTGTTGTTGGAGAGCGCAAGGACAGCGCAGAAGAACTCAAACAATCAGAAATCTTGCAAATGTTACAATCGCTTCCGCAAGCTGGTGGTCAATCGCCAGAGGGCAAGGCGATGGCAGCCGCGCCAGCGGTTCCTGGCATGATGTAATTTTTTGAGGAACTATTATGGATTTGTTTAAGCCTCGCGGCGCTGCCGCACCCCGTAATCCTACGGACAATAACCAGCAGAATGGTCAAATTGTAAACACTCCACGCTTTGCAACAATGGGTGGTCTGACCAACGCAGCAAAAGCTGGCGCAAAGAACAAAATGATGGTTG